GTCCAGATATAGCTGCGGAAGTTGACTTGGGACCTGTATCTACAAATCCTAAAGGATAATTTAAATCAGCTCCCACCCAATTAGTACTAGTTCCGTCTTTATAAGCAGGAATAATAACAGAAGGAATGAACACTTGATACCCATGTCGAACAACATCGTCATAACTAGCATAAACTGCAACATTTGCACCCACTCGAATGCTATTTGTTAAAGACATCGGTGGTATATAAATAACAATATGACCAAGCGCACAAGTGCTAGATTGTGCCAAGTATGCTGACGAAACTCTTGATACTTTGGTAACATCTCCGTAAAATTTATACGGACTCATATTCGGAACTTCAAATTCCAAAATGGAAGTACTATCAGGAACATAATTAACATCACCTCCCGCAGAATTATAAGCGCTAAAATTTCCTGCTGAAACAGCATAATTCGCTCTCTCAAGAATAGGAGCCTGAGCTGAAAAACTAGTATCAGTGCTTGTACTCGAATCTATTAAATTCTGAAACATAATATGGTTGAGTGCATAAGCGTTAGGATCTACTGAGCGGGATATAGGAATCGTAGAAAAACTCACGGCATCCCCATCAGCTCGCCCAGCAAAAATTCCTGGAGGAACAAACCATGCACTAGCAGTCGAAGTACCAGAAATTACTATTTTAAATCTCGCTCCACCAGAACACCCTAAATACAGCTTTGACAATAAATCCAAAGTTGAACCCACAGTATTAGAAACAGGTGAAGCAATCAACTGAGTACGCTGTCCCAAAAGATCAGCCACATCAAGAGTAATCAAGCTTCCTGTAGAATTAATAGTATCTGAGGTATACCCTCTCCTAAACACTTTGTAAAATCTCCTCATGTGATCTCGCATATTCGTCACAGGACGAAAGTCTGGACAAATCACGTTTGAAGTCATCAAAGCAGAAGCTGTTAACTCTTCCTGAATACTCTCTGGAACGGGCGCAGAAGCTTGAGCTTCTAACTCAATACCTTGAAGTTTAGATAAATCACTAGTTATAGATTTAGTTTCCGTAAGAAATTTCAACAACAAGCCTTCTTCCTCATCAGGAGGTTTTCTAGTTGGAATTCTAGTGATAGAATTTGGATAATCAATTCTCAGCGGATTAACCGCATACCCAAAGAATTGGAAATCATCATCCAAAGAAATATACACATTAAAAGAAATATTAGTTGGAACTGATCCATTAGTCACTAAAGGCTGATTCAAATAAATATAATACATACCATGTTGAGATGAATTGGATTGCCAATCATTAGTACATGGCAACTGGGACATTTGCGATACAAACGGTAAAGAAATAGTTTGAATCTGTCCTCCAGCTGAAAACTCAACGAATTCAGTCATCAAATTCGGAATAGAAGCAAATGTCGGATAAGAAACCACACCCTGAGTTCTAACAGAATAGTCTCGCGCAATTGCTAACTTACAAAAATGAAAATTAGTCATATTGGCCTGAAGATGAATCTTAATACCTCCTCTCCAATACCTATGAACATAAGCCAACAATTGTTGTAAATTAGTAAACGAAGACGTATTTATCGTTTCGCCTGCAAAATTCACATAACTGGCTGCACTAAATTCTTGCGCTGGCGTGATAGGTCTAGACCAACATAATACTCCAGGAGAATCCGTAGTCTTAACTACAAAAGTACCCAAATACTGAGGCTTAGTTCCTAAATACTTAATGTCCATTTCATCTTGAGCAGTTTCATAAATAAAATCCTTAACAACTCTATCAAAATTGCCAAAATTATCCATTTTATCAAATCTAACAGGAACATCTGTTACATTTGCGACATTACGGCTCTGAATATATGTTTTACTTTGAAGCATAGGAAAATTAGGAGAATGCAACCCCGTATATTGCCTCACTCCAGAACGAGCCACATCAAAAAGATCACCCGTAAGCTTTCTCACCGTCGAAAAAGCTCCATCAATAGCTTTTGTCCCAGCTGATTTTAAATCTTCCATCAAACCTTGAGCCTCAAGGGCTGGAACAGGAACATACGAAACATCTGTATGAGGAGCATAAAATTCAATATCATCAAAAACAACGTGCATAGACACGCTAACACTTGCAGAGCCACTCGTAGGCACACCCAAAGGATTCAAAACCATAATAGGTATAGCAGCATAATCAGTACCTGTAAAATTTAGATTATAGGTTGTTCGATCCAAATCAGTTTTATCCAACGGAGAATTAACATAAAAAGGGACTCGCAAACGAGTTGAAGTTTGCTCATTAGCATTCAAAAAGACATGAGGAGCTGCCATCAAAGAATTTAAGGATCTCCTCACTCCAGTATAAGTTGGATCCGACGCAAAGCCTATAGGCATTGCGGCTGCAATCAAAATACCTTGGTGCATAGGAGTCCCTGCTACTTGAAGCAAGATCGACATTTTAGCTCTATATAGAGTAGAAGCTTCAAATGGAATCTTAGCTAAAGCATTATTAAAAATATCCAAAGGAATTCTAGTCACATCTATAACCGCAAACTGAGCCGAAGTATTAGTCCATACAATATTTTTAATAAAGTATGGTTTATTTAAAATTCTCGAAAAATCCATTTTAAGCTCAGGATCAACACTAGTCAGCCTATACTTCTTATCATATAAAAAATCTGGCTCTATAATTGACCTTGTACGTACTTGCGAAAAATAATTAGAAGAAATCGTATTAACACTACTGACTCCCTCTAAATTTTGGTTCATATAAACCAAATCATCATTTAATTGTTCATTATCATTATTATTTGTAGTGGCTTTATTATTTTCAAACGAAGGAGTATTACCACTATAATACTCTAACATCGTTCCTTCTTTTATTTGCTAATGAAATCACTAGCAAAAAGATGATTGCTTAGACGCTCCATGTGTAGAAATTCACATGAATTTTATAAACGCATACAACCATCCCAAAAACTAAATAAACATATTTAAACACAAAAATAAAAATTAAAATTAAAATTCTATAAAACAAAATTAGAACCAAAAATAGGTTCATATGTAGAATCATTAGAATACAAATCTAGCAAATATTTTTTAGGAAATTTGATTAATTTAATACCGCGAGACGCTAATTTCTCATCTAATTCGTCAAGTAACTCTCTTCGATTTTGATGGAGAAAAATTTCTCTTTGATAATTATCTATTTTACTATCTATAACGAGTTTAACATCTTTTGTATAGTCAACCCATGATAATCCTGATTGTAAAACTTCTAATTCCAAAGGGCAGACTATTTTACCGAGTTCATCATGATACCTAAACGTTCGTTTCAAAAAAGAAACTTCCGTTATATCTTGAAATTCATTTTCAATTGGGTTCTTCATAGAGTCGGTAAACCCTAAACCCAAAGATTCAAAGTACTCTCGCATCGTAATTGCATTCAACAAATCATGATGACGTCTAATAGAGTTGAGTTTATCATCTCCATATACGAAATCAGTAACATCGTTGAAAAACTCATAAATTTGAGGTACTCTACCTAACTTCAACATTTGACGATAATACCATCCTGCCGTATACATCCTATTAATTAAACTATTAAAAATTGCTGTTAAAAAATGGCCTGAGGCTAATGAATGAGTTGTTAAATATAAGTCATCCAACATAATTACAAGCGAATGTATCAGACATTCCAACACAATAGCTGCTACTTTTGGTTTATGGCCTTTATACTTTTCCATCACAGTTTCAAACAATGCTCTTTGAAATTCAGGAACCATTCCCTTATCCCACTTAGCAACATCTCCTGCAAAAATTTTTCCTTTTTGCAGCTGTGCATGAATTTTAGGCCACTCTTTTATCGGATTTATCCCTACCATAACTTGATTAAAATCACGGAGGGATAACACAGATTCCACAAATTTACCAAAGTATCTCTTCGATAATATTTGTTGAATTATAGTTCCTACTCTAAATGTTCGTGGTACTCCTTCTTTAGAATTATTTCTAACTTCATCTTTAGGAGTCTCTACCCAAAACAATTTTTGCCAATCCAATTCAGTCATATCACCGCTTTCTACTGCGTTTTCAAATTTTTCGATTTCTTCTCGACAAAAAGCTGTCAAAGTTCCTTTCTCAAAGTCTATATACGTAGATTTATCAGGATAACACGCAAATCCGTTTGACGAATCTTTGTTCAAACCGTTTAATAAATCATTACCTTTAACGACTTGATCCCAAGGAAGATCACCGAAATCTTCAAACATCTTATCGACTGCCTGAGATGCAAAGTTTACTTCTTCTAACGGTGGTTTCCCTGGAACTGCAAAAGCTGATTTGCCAACTTCTTTAACCGTAAATCTTCCGAATTTATCTAATTGGGCTGGTGATCTATTCACGGGGTACATCCCATGTAACTTTGAAGGCCCTATATTTGATTTAGTGATAGCACTCACAAACATTTTCTTATCCAATTTAACTACGCTTGAATCTGGACTATTAACAGTTTTATAATCTATGGGTAACAAATTTTTATCTGCTGATAAGCATTCTCCAATTATTAACCTCGTCTTTTGTGACCAAGCCATACCTACACCTAGATTATCTGCATCCGAACCTGCCACATGCATGCCCAAAAATCCACTTTGAGGGGAGAAAACTGGTGATCCACAAAGACCTTTAAATTGTAAATCATAGATAAAAGCGCTTTCCACCATATAAAGTGATTTACCAGTCCTATAACTAAGATTCGCCTGAGGTGCAAAAGCCCCGACCGGAGCCACAACTTCTGATGACACTAAAAATGCTGTTTCTTTTAGATTCACATCTTCTTTAAACCATTTTGACAAATTTTTAAAGGGAGACGGATAAGATTCACTCAATTTACAGACCATTATATCCTCATCTCTATTTCTAAAAACGACCGACACAAAGTCTCCATCTATTAGTCTCTTATTAAGCTGGGCATCATCAAAGACTACTACTGAAAATTTATCATCTTGAGTTGCATGAGATGGCAATATTATCGACCTACCAGATATTATACAACGCATGTGAATAGATCCTTCTGAACTTGTTATTCTAATATTCTTGATGGATCTTTGGATACTATCTAAACTATTATGAACGGAACTCTCAGCAAATTTAAACGATTCTGACGTGAGTTTATCATTTCTATATTTTTTGAATAATTTTTCTACTGCTGAGCTATTAGTACTAATGCTATTATTTTTAAACAAAAATTTCTTTGACGGTAAACTATTGACTGGATCGATAAATTGATACAATTCTCCATCTTCCTTGCCTACTGAGTACATTACTTCATTTTCAACTTTCGTAACATGACGCACACCTTCAGAAGCCCACTCAACTTTAGTATTCATCCACCACAAAGCGGCAATACCAATACCTAAAGAGAAGAAGGCAGCTAAATGTATAGCATTTTCTGTCACAAACGAAGTTAACTTCATAGTATACTGAATAGCAACCGAAGCATATTCTGTAATAATTGATTGGATTATTTCACTAAAATACGATGCTTTACTAGATACAAAATCTGATTGAGCATCTAAGTACTCTAGATCATGAAGAGCCTGATCAATTACTTCTTTTTCTGACTGTGTCAACTTATTATCATTTGCATAGTTTCTTTTCAATAAATCAAATATTTTGACTATCTTGCAAATCCAAACTAGCAATTGCGATCTATCTTCTATATCCAAATACGGTTCCAACTTACAACCTCGCTTTATCATCTCTTTCCTGAAATTATCTGGAAAATCACAAACGAATGTTTTTCTTGCTAAATCGAAATGTTTAAAAACTATCCTACCTCTAACAAAAGATGGAGTACACTCTACTTGGGAAAAATCAAAAACATTTCCTCTCCTCCAGAGCGCTTCAATATCATCTATACAATCTTGTTTAGTCAGAGCTATATTCAAAGTTTGAAATCTGTTTGTTGTCACAAATATTTTACTACTATTAAAAAATTTAGTGTCCTTATTTTGAGCTTCTGCACAATCCAAAGGGAGTTTTACAGATGATACCATATTCATCAAGGGTCTCCATTGCGAGACTCCATTTTGACCTACATCATCCATATAAAAAATCGGTTCATTGTTATAGTTATCATAAAAATCCTTACCATCCATAACTGCTTTTACGCAGTGAGCATAGAAAGGTTCTCCTAATGCCTCTACTACGGCATTCATAACTACCGATTTCTTCTTCCCCGCTGGTCCTTCAAAAATAAAACAAGTGGGCTCAACTCTACCAGGATTTTCATATGCACTAATTATCTTAATATGTCGACTCCATTTCGTTAAAATTGTTTGAAGTGAAACAGATCTTCTAGACCAGTCTTTAAGCGAATGAGAATTTTCTAACTTCTCATTCAATTTTTTACTCTTTTCCCTGTATGCCAAGTCTAAATACCTCTTACAATCTGATGATTGACTCAACAATTTTTCCAGATCTCTAATCAAAATATGATCTGATGTATTTTTAAACATAGACAACAAACTATCCACCAAATCTTTCATACATAAAGGAATTGGTATCTTGTTCATCACCCATTCAAAAGCATCAACCACAGAAATCATAAAGTCATGAAAATATGATAAATCATCAAGGACTTTAACAGAGGATAAGTATTGACTCTTCCTTATAATGGAAAATAGCTTATCAGGTAAAAAGTTTGCACAAGCTAACGAAGCTAAACACTCCATACCCTGTGCCTCAATGACAAAAGATGAGTACACTAAGTAAATATCAAGAACTACACTTGTAACACTCAACGGAGTAAATTCCTTTGAATGGAACATATCCGCGATTTTAATAAAAGATGATACTATAGTTAACAAGTCCCTACGTGTCAGGGTTGATAATTTACTAAGCGAGTTTAACAAAATCGATCCTATACTACTCAAATCTTTTACAGTAGAAAAGAGATTTCCAATTAAACCCTGGGCTTCTAACTCTGCCCAAGAACTATATTTCATAGTATCAAGCACTTTCTTTGTATGTGTTCTTGAAACACAACCAACTACTCGAAACTTTCGACCATGAGATATAATTACAGGATATTTGAGATTTTTAAACAATTTCTTATTAATTTGTTTAATCTCACCTGTCTTTACGTAGAATATAAAATAAAAAAACAATTCTTCTTTTTGGGTTTCCATGCTATGTGTTAGGGTTCCTTTTTCTTTTCTATCAATCGTCTGCCTATTATAATGCGATATAAAATAATTACGTTGTTGCAGAACACCATCTTCTGGAAGCAATTCTTTTTATAAGATTTGCTTATTATACAATTAGATCCACGTATAGATGCTAACAATTAAAGACTTATACTATACGCTTATACTAACTTTCAAGTAAGGGTGAACGTGTGCTAATTACTAAGGAAAGATTATAAAATACAGGAGGGATTCTAACTCCTCCGATACTTTCAACTTGGATTGAAATTAAGAGATGAAAAGGGGCGCACCTTGTTTTTATCCTAAAAAACTAATGCAGTCTACTCATATAAAAAGAAGAGATGAGTACAACCAAAAAACCTATGAAATGAGACTTCAAGAACACCTAATGCTGTACATGAATTGGAATTTTTTCCAGCACTTCGACTTCCTATCCTTCTCATTCGAGGGTAATTATATATAATAAAAATAATTTAAGGAAAACATAAAAACACAAAATTATAGAAACAAATCATAATCAAATAATAAAATATATATAATAATTTATAAAAACAATCTAAGAGCCTTTAAAAAACTCTTAGAGGAAGGTTAGTAGACTACTACCATACGGAATCTTAATCCAGAGTTTCTCATATAAAATGAAAATCTCGAAATATAAGATTTTAATTTTATTTATTGGGTATTTTGAAATATTTTCGACTTAAATTAATCTCTAGAACTGAACTAATCAGTATCAGAGATACCAGAAAATCTCAATATTTCTGGAAAAATTTTTCTCAATAGTTTGTCTGTCTGATAGAACGAATCTATCAAACAGAACACTATTG